CGGTGGATTTTTTACTATATAGATATTCTAGACCCCTGATCAATAAAAAGTACCCCCCAGGCCAGAAGTGGTGTATCTGGTGTATCTAAACGTCTATTAGTCAATTATAACAACACTTTTAATCAATTTTAATGGTGTATCTATGGTGTATCTATGGTGTATCTTGGATACACCACTCTTGCGGGAACGCAACCAGGAGTTTTTAGGGCTATTACTTTCTGGTGAAATAATCTATATAGTAGAAATTAATGTTCATTGATCTTTTAATATCTTTGGGATTCATAGCCTTGACCTATAGCTTTGTGTTGTTCCTATTGTTATTATGGGATAAAGAAGAAATAAGGCGGTAATTATGACTAAATATTTTTTTGGTATAGCATATAAATTTGGGCAACCTATTGTAAAAGGTGCCTCTCAAAAATTTATGAAAATATTTAAAAAAGAATATGATGAACAAAGAACTTCAGGTATGAGCACAGGATCAGCTCATTCAAACGCTGCTGAGTATGCAAATAAAATTACTAAAGAATTTCCAAAGAAAAAACCAGGGAGGAAATAATGCCTGGTGGTTTAAAAAGAAAAACAGATAGAACTGAATTAGATCTCACTCCTAAACAAAAAATGTTTATAGAGATATACGTAAAAGATTGGGGATCAATTACTCAAGCTGAAGCACTTAAACGTGCGGGTTATGTTTGTACTAACGAAAAAGATTATGGGTCTGTTGCATCTAGAATGTTATCTAGAAAGCACAATCCACATATTGCAAAGTACTTTGATAAACTCTTTGAAAGAGAAGTTAAGAAGTATGAAAGTGACAACCTAAGAAGATTTAAAAGGTTGGAAAGAATTTCTGACAAGGCCGAGAAAGATAAACAATACGCTGCTGCAATAAATGCTGAATATAGATCAGGTCAATTAGCAGGTGCTTATGTTGATAGGAAAGAGGTACGAGTTAGTGGTTTGGAGGGTATGTCACGTGAGCAACTTGAAAAGAAGCTTAAAGAACTATCGGACAAAATCGATGGCCATAACGCCAAAACGATTGAAATTGAGTCCGAAGACGTTACAGCAATTGAAAAAGGCTAGTTGGTCTGAATGGTTAGATGCTTTTAACCAGGTACATAACTCTACAATAGTCACACATGTTGGAACTATAAAGGTTGAGATTGATGAATAGAAAAAAGATTGCAATTCCTAAAAAGGTAAAACACGAAATAGATAAATATCCGATGGTATCAGTAGAGTGGTTTGATATAGTTTCGGATAGCTCATGGAATAGTTTCTCTGATGTTAAGAAAGCAAAGCTAGCTACTTGCATCACCAAAGGTCATCTCTTAAGTCAAGCAAAAGGTGTTACAAGAATATTCGGTGATTACTCATATAACGATAATAAGAATGAAATTGAAACAATAGGGAATACTACTTTAATACCTAATTCAGTCATAGTAGAAATTAAAAAACTGACTTAATGACAACTAGTAGAAATGCAGAATCTAGACTATGGCAAAAGGTCAAAAACGGACTGACTGATTGCTTTTTAACTCGCATAGAATCTAGTACAATTAATGGTATACCTGACATACATGCTGTTATGAAGAATGAAGTATTTTGGATAGAACTTAAATCAGATTCATTAAGTTTTCCGAAGCTAAATAAATGGCAAATTGTTTGGATCAATAAGTATATTATGGCTGGAGGCAAGGTAATTATCTGCAAAGAGACCCCCTTGCAGAGAGTCCTTAAACTGTACAGACCGGTGTCCGTGTTTACTGATCCTCGCTCGCTCGTTGCATTTGCCTCGTTCTCGTTCCCGTTAGACTGGCCACTGGTCCAGCGGAGGATGCTAACGGAGCTGGGTTCGCAGCCAGATGCTGCGTAGCCCTCGTTCTCGGATCCTGGCCACCGATTTTTCCCTCTTTGTTGATCGGTGGCCTGGGGCCCAGCAGCGTTCACCCGTATCCTGTATCTCGTTTCTCGTTCTCGCTTGAGCTAGACCTCGTTCTCGGACAAAGTAAGGTCTCCCGTGCTGGTGCAGCGTGAAAGATACCAGCTGGCCAGGCAAACTTCTGGGTTGACAGCTATCCCATGATGTCGTATCGTAAGAAAAAAGGAGGATTAATGGCAGTAGATTTTGAAGCCCTCGATCTCGTTCGAGGTGAGAATAAATCTCGTTTCTATAACAAGAAATTAGATGACCTGGCCAGGAGCAATGAGGAACTGGGCGAGCTGGTAAAAGTTCTGATACGGGAACTACCTGAAGACAAGAGGTGGTCGTTTGAAGAAAGATTAAATAAAATAAAAAAAAGGGGTTGACTATTATCCCATCATGTCTTATGTATAGCTAACCAACAAAGGAGAAGCTATATGAGCAAAGAAGAAGCCAACAACGTTGTATATACCTGTTCGGAGCACAGCAAGGAAATGTACTTCAAAGTAAAAGAGTTTGAAAAAAAACCCGAAGCTAAGGATTTCGTCTACGTAAGATTTGTGGATGACGATCAGTTCGAGTCGATGTGGGTGAAGATCCTTCAGGGGACGCAGCAGCAAGGCTACGGTGAACTAAACAACATACCCGTGAAACTAGTGGATAGAACACTAGGTGACACAATCAGTTACAAAACAGACAAGGAGGGAGTAACATGGGAAAACAAAAGCTAAAAGATCTCGTAAAACAATTGAATGCGGACAATGCGCCACCCGATGGGTGGCAGCCCCAGGACCAGGTTCCCGCAGCACCTGCTGTAGACAAACCTGAAGACGGTAAAGTATATGCACTTACCGGAGGTCCCGGTTCTCGCTGCATTGCAAACGGTAACAGCTGGAAAGAGAGTGAAGTTGCACAGGATCTGGCAGCTGATGCTGGTAAGGAAGGGTGAGTTTCGTTCTCGTTTACTTAGGACTTTTATTTCTCTTCCCAACATTTACATTAGCCAGCACTGGCATCCTGATCCTCGCGCTCGTTGGTTTGCTGTAATGTCGTCTCGTTTCTCGGTAATTTAGGAGCTGGCCAGGCAGCAGCACCAGACTGGTGCCCAGCCCAGCACGGAATTCTTCGTGGTACGAAGAATGGTTGATAAGCTAGTTTAGAATGATTCTAAAAGATAATTGTTGCGTTAATGGTGGGATATGATAAGAGAGAGGAAACCATTTAACAACAAGGAGGAATAATGGGATTAGACCAACACGCACATATAAAAGGAACAGAGATAGATTGGGAGAAGTATTTCCAAGATAGTGATTACTCTGACAAGGCAGGAGTTTTTGTTTGGCGAAAGCACGCAAGACTTCAAGAGTTCATGGCAAAGAAATGGACTGACCAAAACCCTAGTGTAAAAGTAGAAGGACATCTTGCACATCTAGGATTTAATGGCGACCAAGACGCACCATGTTATATGACCAAAGAAGTCGTGAAAGAGTTAGGCGAACAGATAGAAAAAGGTTTTTCTGACTATCACGCAGAAGATGGATTTTTTTGGGGGCAACAGTTCCAAGAGGATTCCGTTAAAGAGTACAAAGAGCAAGATATGAAGTTTTTAAAATTTTGCGAACAAGCCATTGATGAGGGTAAGGTCGTGGAATATTGGTGTAGTTGGTAATGCCAAATAATAAAAAGCGAGGCGACAATGTCGCCTCGCCTCGTTCTCGGTTAGAAAAGGATAAAGCTGTACCAAAGTTAAAAGTTGGCACGGCACACCAGGAACAGTTTCTAAATTTTTTAATTAATGCATTAGAGGGAAGCAAAGATGTTAGTATTAGTATTGATGGAAATAAAAGAATACCTATTAAAGACCTTAAAAAAAAGATAAATTAACTATTGCATAAGACACAATAAGATATATAAGAATAGAGTATTCATAAGAATATATAACTTAACAAAGAGGTAAAAATGCAAACAGTTAAAAAGCTAAAGCAAGACGAAAAGAAAGTAGTTCTTGCATATGCTTCATTAAAACTAAAAGCAAATAGACTTAACAAAGAGTTAGAAAGTATGAAAGAACACATTGTTAATCTATTTGAGAGAACAAACCAAAACTTAATTATTGTTCAAGATGAGCATGGAAATAGTTTTGGATTACAAAAGATTAACAGAGTTAGAAAATCTTTTGATAAAGATAAATTTAAATTAGCACATTTAGATTTATGGAATGCACACCAAAAACAAATAGAGTATGCAGAGTATAAAGCTATTGGCGAGGTATCAAATGCCCAATAGTGATTTAATTAATATAGCTAAAGTTTTAGCAGAGAGAGTTGGCGAGAAATCGCCAACTACATTAGCAGACATGGTTATTGAGAATGGGCAAAAGAAACAACTCAATTATGAAATCATGTTTCAGTTGTTAATGGGCGAGTGTGAGAAGCACATACTTGAGAACGTTGGCAACCCTTGTGTAGATGAGTTTAAAGAAAATGTATTAAAGAAATTTAGTACACTTATCCAAGCACTACACAGCACAGAATAATTAATAATAAACTGCGTGGCGTTTATAACGCCACGCCCACGCCCACGCCATAGAAGGCTCAACTTTTCCGACAACCTGCTTTTTTAAATTTCCACCTGTAATTCACGTTTCACAGCCCTGAAACACAGGGCGAACGGGTTTACAAAGTAGGATATATAAATATACTAGGGTCCCAAACGGTATGAAAATTGAGAACCTAACTGAAGAAGAATTAAAAGATATTATTCTTAAAAAGCAACTAGAGTGGATCAAGTTATGCCAGGATAATTTTTTAATTTTTGCTGAGTCTGTCTGGCAAGATTTTATTTATCGTAAAACAAAGGACCCAAAGAAATATGGGCACCACCAAATCATAGCTGAGTCTTTTCAAGAAATAGCTGACGGTGATGCAAAGAGGCTCATCATTAACATGCCTCCTAGACATACTAAATCTGAATTCGCATCTTATTTATTCCCTGCTTGGTATATTGGAAAGTATCCAAAGAAAAAAATAATGCAGGTATCGCACAACGCTGAACTTGCTTCAAGGTTCGGTAGCAAAGTTCGTAACTTAATGAACACCAGAGAGTACAAAGAGATTTTTGGAGATGTTACACTTCGAGAA